GATAGTTTTAATTTGGGAGTTGCCACTAACAATCCAAATTTGGATAATATGAGTAATAAAGACGACTACGCCATTTCAAATAAATGTGTTGGTTTTGCTGTTGATTTTGGATTACAAAATCAAGGGGTCTTTAAAGAAATAAATGTTTCTCAAGAAAGTGGACAGGCAACCGCTGAAAGTTTGAAACAGATTTATGACATGGCAAATCTGTATAGTGGTACTAAAAGTAGTAGTCAAAGCGTTAGTTTATATAACATTTATACTACAAGAAGTTATAAGGCTACGGTAACTGCTATGGGAAATGCGATGATTCAACCAACAATGTATTTTGTTTTAAGAAATGTACCATTATTTGCGGGACCTTATTACATTGATAGTGTTGAACATACAATATCTAATAATAATTTTACAACACAATTCACTGGAACTAGACAAAAATTATTCACCCCTCCATTAGAGAATAAATTATTGGAAACTATAAAAACAACGTTTTTAAATGAGTTGATAAATAATCAAGTTCAACAAAGACAGGGGGAAGTAAGAATTGAACAAACTACAATACAAGTAAAAAATAAACTATCAAATAGTGTAACATCTCAGTTTAAACCTAGTACTGTACCTATTTGTCAGACACAACCTGAATACCAAGACTATTCGGTTGCAAAACCAACTGAATTAACCGAGACGATTGACTCAATGTGGAAAAAAGTTAGAGAAAGGATACTTCAAACACCATTAAGTGGTTCTAACTTAGATTACGTTGTTTACACTATTTTCTATGTAAATTCATTTGATGGAGATAAGTTTTCGTTCTATAATAACAACGTATCATTAACTCCAATTGGAACAGGTGTACCAACTTGGGGAGGAGGAACAAGTGGAAGTTTTAATAAAGAGTATATTTGTTTAGAAGGTAATAATAGTCAGAGTCAGGCATTCGTTACGTTTTCAGGTATTACAAATTGTGTTGACTTTAATATTTTGAGATATGAAGAAACATTTAAAACAGCATTAGATAATATAGGAAATGAGGATATCTTTGTTTCAGGGTTTACAAAAAGTTGGATTGAAAGATATCCATATGATAATACAAGGGGTACTACAAATTTATATGACCAATTTGTTGCAACAAATCAAAATGAATTTGATTTATTAAACGGAAAAGTCAGAAAGGCGTATAAAATAGTGAAAGGATACTTATCTCAATAATTTTATAAAAACTTAGATATTTATAATAAAACTTAAAGTTATGGACGTAAAACAATTATTAGACAATTACTTGGGAAGAAAAACAAGAATAACTGAAAAGGATGCCGGTAACGGATTTAAAGAAGTTTGTGATTTGGATACAGGTGATTGCTACACAATTAGAATGAAAGACGGTCTAATTGAAAGAGTTGACAATACATATATGTCAAACAAAAAAATTAATGTTGAAACTAAAACAGGAATTAAACAACTTTTAAACGGTTAAAAAATGGAAATATCGAAAGCAATCTTAGAAGAACTTAAAAAATATAATCAAATAAATAGATATATAGTTGAGCAAGAAGCTCCTGAAGTTGGTGACGTTCCACCACCACCCCCACCTCCTGCAGGTGATGCTCCTGAAGCAGCTGCGGGTGAGACTGAACCAGCAACCCCACCAGCGGGTGAGACTGAACCACAACCAGTTGATGTGGCTTCTGACCCTGATGTTGAAAAAGTTGGTGAGGAAGAAGAGGAAAGTGGTTCTGAAGAGCTTGAGATAACTGACCTTGTTAAATCACAAAAAAACATTGAAACAAAACAGGAAGACTATTTTAATAATTTGTTTTCACAACTTTCTAATTTAGAGAAAAAATTATCTGATATGGATAATGTAATGACTAAATTAAATGACCTTGAGGCTAAAATTGATAAATATAGACCAAAAACACCTGAAGAAAAACTTGAACTTAGAAGTTTGGATTCAGGACCATATAACCAAAAACTTACAGATTTTTTCATGGACAAACAACCAGAAATGCAAAAAACAGGTAAGAACGAATATGTTCTAACAACTGATGATGTTGAAGATTATTCTGTTGATGAAATCAAAAGAACCTTTAATAATTATGGCGACGAAGAAGAGTTTAAACCAATTAGATACTAATTGAAAAACTCTATTTGACTTTTACGGCTGACACACTTACTTTTGTTTATTAACTTTTAAATTTTATATATAATGGCGACAAATTCTTTAGACGCTGTTCTCGCTCAGTATGAAAAAGCGAAATCAAACACAGGTGGTAGTAAAATTTCACAAGAAGACCGATTGAAGAAGTACTTCGCGGCAATTCTACCACAAGGAAAATCAACAGGACAAAAGCGACTTCGAGTCCTACCAACCTCTGACGGTTCATCTCCGTTTAAAGAAGTATGGTTTCACGAAGTACAAGTGTCTGGAAAATGGAATAAAATCTATGACCCAGGTAAAAACGACAATGAGCGTTCACCACTTAATGAGATTCACGATGAACTTATGATGACAGGTAAGGCTTCCGATAAGGAACTTGCAAAACAATATAAGGCACGTAAATTCTACATTGTTAAAGTGATTGACAAAGACGCACCTGAGGACGGAGTTAAGTTCTGGCGTTTCAAACACAACTACAAGAATGAAGGAATTCTTGATAAAATTATCCCAATTTGGAGAGCTAAAGGTGATATCACTGACCCTGAAAAAGGACGGGATTTGATTTTGGAACTTACCAAAGCAAAAACTCCAAAGGGGATTGAGTATACAGTTATCCAAACTGTAATGTATGATGACCCTGCACCAATTCACGAAGATAAAGAGACTATGGACTCTTGGGTGAAGGATGAACTTACTTGGAAAGATGTTTATTCTAAGAAGCCTGTAGAATATTTGGAGGCGATTGCTCGTGGTGAAACTCCACGTTGGTCTTCAGACCTTGGAAAATATGTTTATGGAGACGAGTCGGCAGAAATGACTATGGGTGGAACAATCTCTGACCCACAATCTGAAGACGAACCAGATGGTGACTTACCTTTCTAACTAAAAACTAATATTAATTTAACTACCCCTGAAATATGGGGTAGTTTTTAATCATTTCAAAAATGACGAATCAAGAAAAAATTTCAAAAAAAATGTTTGACGCATTAATTGCAAAATATGCGGCAGAACAAGCAGAAGCTGAAGCAACTCTTTTGGTTTATTTTAATAATCCTGTTGGTATTGGGGAACACCCACAATTGGTTGAAGAAATGGACAAACAAGTTGAAAAACTTGCAAATGCGAAAGATAAAAGTGATGCACTACAACAATTTCAAAAATATAACTAATTATGGCATTAAAGAAAAAAGAATTTTCGTTAGATGCAATCAAGGATAAATACTCCACAAAGACCAAATATAAGGATGAATCATTCTACAATTGTGGTGAAGCGTTTATGGATGCTTGTGGATTACCTGGACCAATTTTAGGTGGTATTAATATGTTTTTGGGTCACTCAAATACGTCAAAAACAACTGCAATGATTTTAGCCGCGGTTGATGCTCAAAAAAAAGGTCACCTTCCTGTTTTTATTATAACTGAAAAGAAATGGTCGTGGGAACATGCTATTGAATTAGGATTACAAGCGGAAAAAAATGAATTCGGAGAGTATGATGGAATGTTTATTTTTAATGACTCTTTTGATGTTATTGAACAGGCAACTGATTTCATAAATCAAATTTTGGACGCTCAAGAAAAGGGTGATATTCCTTATAATATTTTATTTTTGTGGGACAGTATTGGAAGTATTCCATGTCAAATGACATTTGACGGCAAGGGTGGCGGTATGCATTCGGCTAAAGTATTAGCGGATAAGATAGGTATGGGTATCCACTCAAGAATATCAAAATCAAAAAAAGAAGATTATCCATACTATAATACTTTAGTAATTTTAAACCAACCTTGGGTAGAATTACCTGATAACCCATTTGGACAACCTGAAATACGTGCAAAAGGAGGGACAGCAGTTTGGTTAGCAAGTAGTTTAGTTTTTTTATTTGGTAATCAAAAAAAGGCTGGTATAAGCCACATTGACGCCACCAAAAACGGACGTAAAGTTTCTTTTGCAATTAGAACTAAAGTTTCAATTTTAAAAAACCATGTAAATGGTCTTGGGTACAAGGATGGTAAAATAATTGCCGTACCACATGGATATATTGCGGACACAAAAGAAGCTTTGGAAAAATATAAAAAAGATTACTCAAATTATTGGGGTCAAAAGCTTGGAGATTCGTATAATTTGGAAGAAAGTCAAGAACCTGATTTTGAAGAATAAAAATTGTTATTAATAACAATTTTTTAATAAATCTTTATATTTATTATTAAATGGGAAGAACTAAAGTTGATATTAATAAGAAAAAAAAGAGTATTTCTGTGGCGGTTGAACCCGAAATACTTGAATATATTAAATCAAGACATATAAACTTTTCTTCATTGATTAATAAATTGATTAAAGATTATATTAAAAATGGAAACCAAAGTTTGTAGTAAGTGTAAGGAAGAAAAAAATGTTTGTGAGTTTGGTAAATTAAAAACTTCTAAAGATGGGTTTTTATATTCTTGTAAAAAATGTAATAATAAAAGAAGCGTTGATTATCGTAAAAATAATCCTGAAAAGGTATTGGAATTAACGAGGAATTGGACCAAAAAAAATCCTGAGTGGGTTTATAATCGTCACAAAAAATGGAGAGAAGAAAACCCAGAAAAAAATAAAGAATTAAAAAAAAATTGGTATAAAAATAACCCTTACAAACGGAAAGAATACCGAGAAAATTACAAACCAAGGAAACACGAACAAAGAAAAGAAAGACGAGAATCCGACCCTATTTTTGCATTAATTAATAATGTTAGAAGTCGTCTTTACAAATACCTAACCAAGTTGGATATCACTAAAAAAAACAAAACATTTGACATTGTGGGGTGTAATCCCTTACAATTAAAAGAACATTTAGAAAAACAATTTGTTGATGGTATGACATGGAAAAATAAAGGGGATTGGCATATTGACCACATCATTCCTTTATCTTCCGCAAAAACAGAAGATGAATTATATAAACTATGTCATTATACTAATCTACAACCTCTTTGGGCTATTGATAATATTAAAAAAGGTAAGAAAATTTTGTCAAACAATTTAAATATAATTTCGTGATTAAAACATTATTAATTGACGGTAACAATTTATTAAAAATTGGTTTTCACGGAGTTAAAGATTTCTTTCACGAAGGTAAACACGTTGGGGGTATTTGGCATTTTCTAAATACCACCCGACGTTTTATTGAAGAAGAAAATTTTGATAAGGTAGTTGTATTTTGGGACGGAGAAGGGAGCTCAAATGCTCGTAAACTAATTTATCCGAAGTACAAAGAAAACAGAAAACCCTTACCTCAA